ATTATACTACCATGCGCCGAAAAAACTTCCTGCGCTTTACGCGCCAATGCCGCAAGGTGCGCAAGAAGATCGAGCGTCACCAGCAGATCGCGTATCGGACGGCATCGGGGCTTTTGAGCCGGATCGGCCAGCTCAAGCACTGTGATTCTGTTATGGCGCGGAAAAAGTATGTTGACCCTATCGGGGTACGAATCTTGAAGGAGGTTGTGCGAAATGAAAGTAAGAGGCGACAATGCGCCGGCAAATGCGTTCTCGCTGGAGGAGCAGCCTGACAAGCCCGGCTACTGCCTTGTGCGGTTCTATGAGAACGTAGCTCCGTTCTCGGAAACGCAGGGCGAGTTGACAGTCTCAGGCTTTGAGTACGACGAATACCATCTGGAGCTTCCGTTCTATGACGGGATCTATGATGATATTCTCGGCAGCTTCGACGGCTATTTCGCGCAGGCGAAACTGGCCGAAGCCGAAAAGGAGACCATTCCGAAGCTGAAACAGCAGGTAAGCGACCTGCAAAGCGTCAATGAAGGACTGTCCGCACAGATCACGCAGGCGCAGCTTGCGCTCTGTGACGTCTATGAGCTTGTGATCGGAGGTTGATGGATATGGCGAAAGTGTATGCCGAGCTGATTCGAAAGGGGCTGAAAACACTTGATGATGTGCCGGAACGACTGCGCGAGGAAGTCCGGCGTATCCTTGAAGAAGATGAGGTCGAGGGCGTATGAAGCGCCTTCGACTTTTTCTTTTGACCATTCTGTGTGGAAAGGAGGTCGCTGATATGGCAATCGTGTATGCGACGTTGATCGTCAAGGGCAAAAAGACGCTCGACCAGGTGCCGGCTCTCATCAAGCCGCAGGTCGAGGAAATCCTGAAGGATCTCGAAGTAGAGATCTGACACGCAGCAGGAGGGGCGGCACGGTCTGCCTCTCCTGCATTTTGCAAGTAGAGGTGAAAGTGATTATGACAATCAACGCTGGTGAGTTTCTGATCGCGTTTGTCGCGGCTATGGGGATTCCGTCCGCCATCATGGGCTTTATCGTCTGGAAACTGGAACGGAAAATTGCGGCGCGTGATAAGCGCGCCGAAGAGCAGGAGGAAGCGCAGAAAGACTTCTTTCTGCTCATGGTGCAGAGTACAGGCGCAGCAATCGCGCTCGGCGAAGCAACCGCCAAGGCGGTACAGCGCATTCCAGACGCGAACTGCAACGGCGATATGCACGATGCTCTGAACTACGCAGCCAACATCAAGCATAAGCAGAAGGATTTTTTGACAAAGCAGGGCATTCACGCCCTGTATGACTAAGGAGGAACACGATTCATGGAATACAACATTACCACCATCATTCAGGCGGTATTTGCGCTGATCGCAGCAGTCATTACCGTCATTGTCATTCCGTACATCAAGAGCAAGACCACCGCCCAGCAGCAGGCAGAAATCAACGCATGGGTGAAGATTGCCGTATCTGCCGCAGAGCAGATTTACAACGGCTCCGGTCGCGGTCCTGAGAAGAAAGCGTATGTCTTGGAATGGCTCAAGCAGCGCGGCATTACGGTTGACGAAGCCAAACTGGACGCTATGATCGAGTCCGCCGTTTATGAATTGAAAAGCGGCGTTTTGGCTGTCGGTGAGCTTTCGACCTCCGGGGGCGACGAAACATGAGCGTACGCATCGGGCAGGCGTCGCTCGGCGAAACCGGCGCGCATGGGCAGAAACCCGGCAATCAGACCGGTCGCGAATTAAACTTCGCGTATTGGTACTCTGGAAGCTGGCTCGGCGTTCTCCGGTTCAAGGACCGCAGGAAAGCTGAGCTGGCCGCGCAGGCGTGCGAAGCTGGTGTCGGCAACAAGAACATCGGGTACGATCAGGACGGTCGCAACACAGCCTACGTCGCTGCGGAAGCGGTAGACTTCATTCTGAGCAAGATCGCAAAGCCCGTAGAAACGGACTGCAGCGCATTTATGATGCTCTGCGCAATTTCCGCTGGTGTCGACGCCCTGAAAGAAACCTACCGCAAGCAGGGCAATTCCTGCACGACCTACTGCATGATGCGCTGCTTCCCTGCTACGGGAGAATTTGAATTGCTGACTGACCGGAAGTACCTGACATCTGACGCCTACCTGCGCCGGGGCGATATTCTGCTATCGTCCGGGCATACGGTCATGGTGTTGGAAAACGGAGAAAAGGAGGACGACGATATGGACAAAGCAACCTTCACAGAGCTTTTCCGCGAAATGCGGAAAGATCTTCAGGACAATGACTGCAGCGATTGGAGCGAAGCTGCTCGCCAGTGGGCAGTCAACAACGGCATCGTGCAGGGCGGCGCACCGCTGCCCGACGGCTCCGCAAACTTCATGTGGCAGGACATGATGACGCGCGAGCAGCTCGTCACGGTTCTTTACCGCTTCGCGCAGAAGCTCGGCATGATCTGATGGCTCAGAAAAAGCGCAGGAGAAAGAAGCTGGACACGAGCAAACTCGTCTGCTTCCTGCTGGTCGGGTCTGGCTTGCTTATCACGCAGGAATGTATTTACCTGATGCGCCTGTGCATCAAGTCCAACTATATGGCTTCTGCCGCTTGGTTGACAGCCGCGCTCAGTCTGGCGCAGGTTATCATCATCACGGGCGGCAAGTGCTATTTTGAGCTGGTCAAGTCCGACCACAAGCGTGGCGGTATCACGTTTGAAGCCGCCAAGGCAAACGGCTTTCAGGAGCAGGACGCATCGGACAACGTGGACAGCGCCTTTATCTGAACACACGAACAAACCCCTCGCATGGCAGAAGTGTCATGTGAGGGGTTTTCTTTTTTGCGCGGCTCTGGCGGCTCGCTACGCCGTTTTTATATCTGCCCATTGATTCTCTCGTCGCTTTGCGCTGCCTAAACTTGCAAGTCCAGCAGCGACGCGACAGAGGCGTTTATCTTAGAACGACCATGTGTCACGCTCCGGAACAAACTCAATGATGGTATTCTCTGGGATTGGGTCACACGGTTCGCCATCAAAAGCATTTCCATACTTCGTGCAGATGTCCGCCGGTCTGCTTCTACGCGGGTCAACGTCAACATACAGCTTCCCGTCGCACTCATACACGGGGCGATCCCAGCTATCACGTCCCAATAAGCGAAGCGTCAGCTTCGGTGCGGCACGAAACTCTTCGTGGCTCATGTTTCCTGCTGCTTTCATTACGGAGCTGGCTGCTGCCAGCTCCTCGGGTGTCCAGTCTCTGCTCATGCTCAATAGTCCTCCTCAATACATTCATCCGCTTCGGTGTAATATGCTCCGTCGTAGCCTTTTGCCATGACCTTTTCGTAGCAGCCGAAGCAGACCAGCCGGAAAGTGATGCCGTGGCAGTCGCGCGTAAAGGTCATGTCCTCCCGCAGAAACTCGCCCTTGCAGACTGGGCATTCAATCTTCCGCACTTCCTCCCACCCGGTGTCTTCCAAATCGTCGAAACCGTTCCAGACGTCCTCCATGACGATCTGCTTTTTCTTATCGACGATCAGACACGCAGCTTCGTCGCCGAACTTTCTGCTTTCGAGTAGAAACAGGTGCGCGGTAAGTGTCTGTGGCTTGCCGTTCACGTCCGGGGTAATCTGAAAATCACCCTCGTCAATGATGTACCACGTTCCCTCGTGGCCATCAATCTTAATATTGTCGCTAATCCAACTCAGCATGTGCCATCGTTCCGGTTCTCTCACGATTGCCCACGTGCTGAGCGAATCCTGCTTATGCGCGAAATCTTCGATGGCCTCAACCGTTCCGCAAGTATCGCAGATGTAGCAGCCGACACGGCGGCTGAGGGCATTGCGCGTGACACTCTCTGCGTCCATTGTCATCTTCCCGCAGCGGGGACACGCGAAGTGTCCGCTCTGCTTCTTGGCAAATTCGGCAATGAGAATCCGCGCCAGCGTTTCCTCGTTTGGTTCGATACTTTCGACTTCCCATGCCTCGCGGCCGTCGGCTTTGGCTTTTTCTCGTGCCTGCTGCTGATCCACTGCGAACACGGCGGCGGTGATCCGCTGGCCGTTGTCACGATTGCGATAAGTGACTGTCCAAGATTTGTTCTCCATGACGGCTCCTTTCACTCGATAGCAGCTTCGATGCTGCTGATGACTTCTTCCAGACTGTCTACGGCACTGGAAAGATTGTCGCAGGCTTCATCGGCCTTTTCATAGCGTTCGCTTTCCTGCATATTCTCCGGGATGTTGTCTCGGTATTCTTCTTCCTCGGCCTGAAGATCTTCGAGACTGCCTTTCAGCTCCTCCAACCGGTCGATGATGGCCTGCAAATTTTTACGGCGGATTTTATTCATGATTTACCCTTTCAGCCCTCGTAACCTCCGGGGCGGGACTCTATTATGTCAGCTTGAATACCGTGTAGCAGTAATTTCCGTCTCCGTCGAGGACAGTTTCGGCCGTGCAAAGGTGCGAAAGCGCGATGCTCATCGGCGATCCGTAAGTTCCACGTTCCCACAGCCCAGCGCGTTCTGCCATGTTCCAGAAACAGCCGACCTCAATTCCGCCGCCGGGAAATGGATGATGCTTCGTGAAACGCGCCCGGATGAAGTTTTCGCACCACTCGACTTTTACGCTTTTCATTTGGTTTCCTCCTTGCCCTTATGCGTTCTGAGGCTGGATGTCATACGCTTCAGCTCTTTCGACTTCGCCGCCGATTCTCCAAGAGTACCCTTTACCGGTGGCTGCGATGCAGAAAGCAACGTCTGTGACGATCTCGCCGTTGTCTCCGCCCTCCATAGGGATGATGTTCTTTAGGGCGGGTGCAAAGCCGACGGTCTTTTTCATGGCGTCTCTGGCAGCTCTCTTGTAATCCATAGCAGTTATCTTCTTCATGGTGCGGATTTCCCCTTTCAACGCAGCCGATAGGTTCTGTCCCGGTAGCTGACGCAATATGCGTTGTCATACTTGAAAACCATTACGTAGGCCGTGGCAATGCGGTTGGCCCCAAACTTGCGGCGGATAACGCGCTTGGCAATCTCGATGGCCTCACCGGTAAATGTTTTGCTTTTGGAAGAACACTCCTTAGCGATGTACCGCTTGAGGCGCAGCTCTGCAGCGGCCTTCGCCTCGGCCTCGGTGCCGTACTGCGTACCGCTTACGCGGTTTTCACCGATTTTGAAAAACCGTTCCTGCTGGAGGACTTCGAGCCGGTTGTTCCAGAGCGTCGCCCAGTTGTCGTTGTTGTTGGGGCGGACATCGGCATCCAGCGCCTTGCCGACGATGATCTCGACGCCCTCAACGTTTGCCGCGTAATCAGAGAAGCGGTCTACTAAAATGCGGACGATCTCTTTGCCGTCCGTAAGATCGATCTTTGCGGTTTCGCCCTGACTGCCGCTCATGGAAGCGGTATTGATGGAGTAGCCCTTGGCCAGCCACTCGGCTACGATCTCGGTAAATCTGCGATTGATGTCAGCGTATTTCATTTTGTGTTCCTCCTTGATATTTTTGCCTTACTCGGTTATAATCAAGGTGGCCGGGGTAAGGCTCCCGGCTCACCTTTCGGGGTGTTTGAGTAGCGGGTCTGTGGAAGGGGCCGCTACTCTTTTTATTTACTCATCCATGATGCGCTTGACGCTTTCGCGGAGTTCTTCGAGCGTTTCGCACTTCTCGATGAGTTCGAGGATCGCTTTCAGCAGCGCCTCGGTGACGTTCACGTCGTTCATTCACCTCGCTCCTTTCAAAAAGCTGTTCGGCTTTGCCTTACATGCTTATATTACACTAATTCGTGTCATTTGTCAATAGATAATTTACATTTTATCGTGAAATTTGCAAAAAAGTTTTTGACAATCGACACAGAATCGTGTATAGTGATGACAGGAGGCGATAGTATGGATATTTCAGTTGCAGAGAAGCTGCGCCTAATTATGAAACGGCAAAATATGACGATGGGCGAATTAGCCGAAGCGTCCGGGCAGACGCGCCAGAACCTGTCGAATAAGATGACTCGCGGCAACTTCACGGAAAAGGATATTGAGTCGCTGGCAAGCGCCCTGGGGTGCAGCGTGAAGATCAGCTTCATTTTGCCAGACGGAACAGAAATTTAGGGAGGAACGCCATAGAGGTCTATACGATTCCCGCAAAAGGAGAAAGCCCGGACGCATGGTAAGCGTCCGGGCTTTGGGGAGCAAGTCAGCGTTTGGTATGTAATTCAAAGCCGGTCCGTGTCCGTACCCGCGGCTCACTATTCGGTATGCGGATAATCAGATCTTCGAGATCACAGTCTAGTGCTTCGCATATCAAATCCAGATGCTCAAGGTTGACACGCTCGGCAAATTCGTGGTAGTAGTCGTTGATGGTAGACGGACGTATGCCAGTTGCGCGAGCGAGATCAGCCTGCGTCCAGCGCCTTTCGCCGAGGCGCGTGGACAGTAAAATCCTAATCATAGCCATGCTCCTTTACGAGAAAATATAACAAGTATTTTCTCATTTTTCATGGAATCGTTAGGTTATAACGGCTTACGTTATGAAAAAATGTAGAAAAGAGCACCTGCCCATCTTCGCTGAAGGGCAGGTGCTCTTTTTCTATTCTTGCACAAGAGAGCACACGAGGACAAACGCGCCGCCGACCATGTAGATTGCTGGAGACGCAGAAAAGCCAGGCGAACGCATCTGGTTCGTCTGGCTCTGCTTTGGTGGGGGAAGGTGGATTCGAACCACCGAAGTCATTGACAGCAGATTTACAGTCTGTCCCCTTTGGCCACTCGGGAATTCCCCCATATTCAGGATGCTGTGTTGCGGTAAAATGGAGCTGGTAGACGGATTCGAACCCCCGACCTGCTGATTACAAATCAGCTGCTCTACCGGCTGAGCTATACCAGCGACTCAAACAGCAAGGCTGATTATAGACGAAGAGTGTCAAAATGTCAAGTGTTTTTTTGAAAAAATCGAAAATATTTTTTTCGCATACGAACGGGTGATTGCAGAACCGGCGATTTATGCTATACTGAACAAAAAGGAGGAGTCTGCCTATGAAGATTACATTCGTCGGTGCTGCCCATGAGGTCACAGGCAGCTGCACGCTGCTGGAACTGGCAGGGGAGAAGTATCTGATCGACCGCGGCATGGAGCAGGGGATGGATGTCTATGAAAATATTCCGCTGCCTGTTGCGGCAAAGGACGTCAGTGCCGTTTTTCTGACCCATGCGCATATCGACCACGCGGGACTTCTGCCGCAGCTTTATAAAGACGGCTTCCGCGGGAAAATTTATGCGACACCTGCCACATGCAGTCTGGCAGACGTCATGCTGCGCGACTCGGCGAACATTCAGGAATCCGAAGCCGCGTGGAAAACACGCAAGGCAGAGCGCGCAGGCGAGCCGCCGGTCGAGCCGCTGTACACCGTTGACGACGCAAAGGGCGCGGCATCGTGCTTCCGCCCCTGCCGGTACGGCGAGTGCGTGACGATCGCGGATGGATTGCGTGTGCGCTTTTCCGATATTGGCCACCTGCTGGGCTCGGCCTGCATCGAATTCTGGCTGCGGGAGGGCGGCACTGAGAAAAAGATCGTGTTCTCCGGCGACGTCGGTAATATCGACCAGCCGATCCTGAACGATCCGCTGCCCGTCGCCGAGACGGACTATCTTGTCGTCGAATCGACCTACGGCAACCGCCTGCACGACAAGCCCAAGGATGTGCGTGCGGAGTTGACGGAGGTTCTGCAGCGGGCGTTTGACCGCGGCGGCAGCGTCATCATCCCGGCCTTCGCTGTGGGCCGGACGCAGGAACTACTGTACCTGCTGCGTGAGATCAAGCAGAAAAAGCTTGTACACGGCCACGACGGCTTCCCGGTCTATCTCGACAGCCCACTGGCCGAGGAGGCCACCAGCGTCTTTTTACAGTGCGATACCGACTGCTTTGACCCGGAGACGCAGGCCGTCCTGAAAAGCGGCCAGAACCCCATCTGGTGCCCCGGACTGCAATTCGCGATCACGGCCGAGCAGTCCAAGGCCATCAACAGCGATCCGCGCCCCAAGGTCATCCTGTCTGCCAGCGGCATGTGCGACGCGGGCCGCATCCGGCACCATTTGAAGCACAGTCTCTGGATGGCGGAAAATATCATCCTCATCGCGGGCTATCAGTCCAAGGGCACGCTGGGGCGGGCGCTGCTGGACGGGGTGAAGGAGGTGCGGCTGTTCGGCGAGGATATTGCCGTGAACGCCGAGATCGCCGTCCTGCACGGCACGAGCGGCCACGCCGACCAGAAGGGCCTTCTGAACTGGGTAGAGGCCTTCGAGAAAAAGCCGGAGACGATTTTCGTCAACCACGGCGATACCGAGGCCTGCGAAGCGTTCCAGGCACTGCTGCAGGAAAAGGGCTATGTCGCCGTTGCGCCGTTCTCGGGCGCGGAGTTTGACC